AAGCAGTTGCTTCTGGTGGTATTGGCTTAAAAGACTCTCTTACAATAGTGTTTGGTTCTGTTGGAACTACAGTAGCAGGTATCATTTCATTTGTTGGTGGTATTGCAATGGCTGTAACAGGATTTGTAAAACAGCTTATTGATGGTTTCAGTTGGTTCTGGGAGATTATTAAGTGGGTAGGTCTTGCTATAGGTGCAGTTGGAGCAGTTATTTTAGGTATCTGTTCTGGACCGATAGCGGCTCTCGTTGCAGGTATCATTGGTGTTGTTACAACAGCCATTGTCTTAATTAAAGATAATTGGGCGAAGATTTGTGAGTTCTTTAGTACAATAGGAAGTTGGATTTATGACAATGTAATTGAGCCTGTAGCAACATTCTTTGTTAATTTGTGGAACGGAATTGTGACAGGTGTATCTACTGTAATAAATAAAGTGAAGACTTTCTTTAGCACTATTGCAAGTTGGATTTACACAAATGTTATCCAACCTATTGTGAACTTCTTTACCAATATTGTATTCCCAATCGTTTCAAAAATCGTGGAAATCGTGATGAAAGTAGTTGAGATTATCACAGTTCTGGTAAGTGTGTTTGTACAGTGGATTAAAGCAAATGTGATTGACCCTATTGTGAACTTCTTTGTAGAACTTTGGAACACAATCGTAGCAGGTATCACTTCCTTTGTAGAAAGTGCGAAAGCTGTAATTGGCACAATCGTAGAGTGGATTAACACTAACATCATAACTCCTGTTTCCACATTCTTTAGTGGATTGTGGGAGGGAATTGTAACAGGTGTGACCTCATTCATTGAGAGTGTTAAGTCAGTAATGTTGACCATTGTTGAGTGGATTAGTACTAATATCATTACACCAATTTCAGAGTTCTTTAGTACACTTTGGGAGGGAATTACCACAGCATTTAACACTGTAGCAGATACAATCACAAGTGTTCTTAAGGGAGCAGTAAATGCAGTACTTGAATTTATCTGTGGAATTATCAATGGTGTTATCAGTGCACTGAATGGTGCTATTGATGTAATCAATGCAATTCCGGGTGTAAGTATCACTAAAATCACTGAACTTGAAGTGCCACAGTTAGCACAAGGTGGTGTTGTAACCACACCTACACTTTCAGTAGTGGGTGAAGCAGGTGCAGAAGCAGTTATGCCACTTGAGAATAATACAGGTTGGATTGGAGTCCTTGCTAAGATGATTTCTACTCAAATGAGTAGCATTGAGCCTGTAAGCAATTCCACTAGCCAAGTTTCTAATACTCAAGGTGATAATAACTACCAGAAGTATTTGACAACTAACACCACAAACAACCAGACAATCCAAGGTGACACAGACAACTCCGTAGTGTTCAATGAGGGTGCTATTCAAGTAACAGTACAGAACGCTTCCGAGGAAGAAGCAATGAAGTTTGCTAGAATGGTGCTTGAATATATCAGAAGACAACAAGAGTTAGACAGAATGTTGAACTACGCATAAGGAGGTGAATGTAGATGAGTAAGTTTAATGCAGACAGCAGAGCAAAGACAAGGTGTTATGTTATCAGAAATGACAATAATAAAAAGATGACTTTTCAGTTTAACCCTACTTCCGTTCCATACGGAAGAGGGGCAAACTACACTTCAATCGAAAGTCCGGGCATGAGTTATCCTTTAACTCAATATGTCGGAGGTCAAGTGAGAGAGTTCTCTTTTGAAGTGTTTTATTATGATAAGCCTTATAGTGGTAAGATTAACACTGCAAGAAAGTTCCTTGAGGGTCTTTTACCACCAGAAAAGAATAAAGAGTCTTTTACAAAGCCACCTACATTCACTTTTGCTTATGGTTACTTTGTAAAGACCTTAGTACTTGTACACTTAGACGTGAATGATGAGTGGTTGAATGAAGATGGTCAGCCACTCATGACACGTTTCACATTAACAGTAAGGCAGGTGGGTGCATAATGGCAGTATATGAAAATTCAAGATACTTACATACAAGACAAGCCACCAGATTGGGGTGGGATAGTCCTACACTTGAAATGAGAAAGCGTTTTACTTTCAATCAAGAAAATTGCACCAACCATGAATGGTGTGAGGGTGATACACTTGATGGTGTTGCTTTTCGTTACTATGGTGTTTGTGCTCTAAGATGGGCGATTTTAGACGCAAACCCTAAATACAGAACAGAGTTTGACATACAGTGTGGTGATGTTATTCTCATTCCAGATTATGAAGAGGTGGTGAGTTTAGTAAATGTCTAAGTATAAACAAGGTGGCATTTTAGCCATAATTTATGATGTTTGGATTAGTGGTACTAAACTCGGAATGAATAAGAAAGCCTGTATAAACTCTATTGATATAAAAGAGACAGTTGAGGGCAGTGATACAGCAACACTTGTTATCACTGACCCAGAGTTTCTTTTTATAGAGGATAACATCTTCTTAGAAGACAACTCTATCAAAATAAAGTTGGGGTGGGATAACACCACCTATCGTGTGAATTTTGAGGGGTACATTAGTGCCATTGATATAAACTTTGAAAATACAGGTAGTCCGAAATTGACTATTACTTGTATGGACAACACCCATATTATGAATAGGACAAAGAAAGACGCAACCTTTAATAATTGTACAAATGCTGACGTGGTTAAGAAGATTGTGCAGAGTTATGGTTATTCATGTGTTATTGAGAGTGATTATGCCTTTAAAACTCATGAGACCATTACACAGTCAAACCAGACAGATATTGACTTCATTACCAAACTTGCAGGTGATGAAGTTTACCCATTTACAGCACGTTTAGTTGGAAATACATTCTACTATGTGAAGATGGGTAAATTAGAGACACCTAAAATGACCTTGACTTACAAGAAGTACCCACATGAGGTTATCAGTTTTAGTCCTAAGATTAACAAAGAGACTAAGAAAGTTGAAATTAGTGGTGCTTCTGTCAACACAAGTGATAAGAGTGTTTCTACTTCCAATGGTACAGTCAGTTCTGGAAGTGGTAGTGCAAGTGAGAATGGTAGTGCTTCTAGCCAGAGTGCTAGTGGTGGTTATACTTATAACCCTGCAACAAGAACGTGGACTAAGAATTAAGGAGGTGAGATTATGCCAAGAAGTTCTTCATACACCTATGACCCAAGTACAGGTGAATGGACAAAGAGTACGACTACAACAGAAGATACTGATACTTCCCCAAGTAGCCAAAATAGTAGTAATGGTGATAACCTCACTTCTTCCACTTCCGACAAAGACAGTAGTACAGGTTCAGTAGAGAAACAATATAACACCATTGAGTTAAACACACTCTCTGGTACTTTAAGTTTCATTGTTACAGAAGAGACCATAAAATTAAGAGCAGGTGATACTGTAAAGTTAGAGGGTCTTGGTAAGTATTTAAGTGGTAATTATTATGTAAAAGAAGTGACAAGACAAATTAGTAGTAATGGTTATTCTCATAGTGCAGTGCTTATCAGAACAGACTTTGGTAAATCTCTTAAAGTTACCTCTTCTACTACCCAGAAACCTGCTGTGGAGAAGAAAGTTGCTTCTTCACCTCAAGCAAGTACAGCACAGAGAACATACACTGTTGTTAAGGGTGATTGTCTCTGGAATATTGCTAAGAGATTTTATGGAAGTGGTTCTATGTACACTAAGATTGTTGACGCAAACACAGGAAAGATTGCTAACCCTAACTTGATTTATCCGGGTCAAGTATTTATCATTCCTTAGGAGGTATAGTTATGGCAGAAAATAAATATTATGGTATGTATCAAGGTGTTGTTACAAATATCAATGACCCAGAGAAGCGTGGAAGAATAAAAATTAAATGTCCAGAAGTTTTAGGAGGAAGTACGGAGAGTGCATGGTGTGACCCTGTAGTTCCTGTTGCCTATGATAATGGTGGTGATTTTTGTATTCCTGCTAAAGATGAGACAGTGTGGGTTCAATTCATTGCAGGTGACGCTAATAGACCTGTTTACTTTGGTGGTTGGTGGCAGAAGAATATGTCTCCTTTAGGTGGTAACTATTCTGATGTTGACAAAGTAAGAATTATTAGTTATGCCGACTGTACAATCACAATGAAAGATGGTACAATAGACATAAATGTTGGAGCAGGAGTGTGTGATTTAAAGATAGAGCACAACAAAGTGACAGTTGACGGAAACCTTGTAGTTAAAGGTAAAGTCACTGCTTATTCTGTTTCAGCAGGAGATATTACTGCTACAGCAAGTGAGAATGGTGGAGGTACAATCAATGCTGACGCTTCTGTATCTGCTAAGAATGTGACAGCTACAGCACAAGTCAAAGGTTCTACAGTACTTGGTACTACAAGCGTTGTTGCAAACAATGTTTCTCTTACATCACACAAGCACAGTGGTGTTACAACAGGTGGTGACGAGACAGGACTGCCTGTATAATAAAGGAGGTAATGACCTATGCCACAGAGTGGATTTACAGGTATCAGTTATCCTTTCCGTATAAGTAATCGTGGTGGGTGTGTAATGTCAACAACAAGCAGAACAGACCCAACCCACATTGCGGAGAGTATTCAACAGATATTCAACACAAATTATTTAGAAAGACCTATGGAAGCAGATATTTATACCACTGTTACTTCACTTCTTTTTGAGCCAAATGACTTGACCTTACAGCAGGTGTTAAAGACCAGAATTGTTTCTGACCTTGACAGATTGGAGCGAAGAATTGAATGTGAAGAAGATGGCATAGAGTTTGAAGTCGAAGTAGATGATAATGGAGTAGAGTACTTATATGCTTTAATCTCATACAAAATCATTAAGTACAACACTTTTTACACAAGTAAAATAAAGGTAGGTGAAGTGAGTCATGAGTAGAAAACCAACAGCTAATATTGATTACACAAGCAGGGATTATGAAGCATTTAGAGAACTGCTTATACAAAAGTTGCAGGAGAAAATGCCAGAATATACAGACACAAGTGGTACTGACGCAGGTATTGTAATACTTGAAGCACTCGCAAATGGTCTGGATATTCTTTCGTTGTATTTAGATATAATTGCAAATGATGTGCTTCTTCCTACTACACAGGATAGAAGTCTTGCAGTTATTATTGCCAAGTGTTTAGGCTACACACCTTATAATCAGACAGCAAGTGAGTATGAGCAAGTGTTTGTTTTAGGTGAGCCTAGAGATGAGATAACAGTTATTCCTAAAGGAACTGTAGTCAAGACCAAAGACTCTTCTGACCTTGCTACACTTTACTTTGAGACCATGGAAGACCTTATTATCCCAAGTGGTGCTCTTGGTAATGAGCAAGACAAGAATGGCAAGTACTTATACACAGCTACAATTAAACATGGGTCTAGTGTGTACCAAGATGTTATTGGAACTTCATCTGGTGCACCTTTGCAGTCTTTCAAGTTAAACTACACAGGAGTGTTAGTTGACAGTATTGAACTCTATGTGAATGAGGGAACAGGTCAAGAACTCTGGAAGAGAGTTGACAGTTTCCTTGACTATGATGAGACAAGCAAGGTGTTCATGACTAGCGTTGATGAGTTTAATGTGTGTACTGTAGAGTTTGGAAATGGTCTGAAAGGTAAAGTTCCTACAGCATATCCAAATGGTATTGTTGCCAACTACAGAATTGGTGGTGGTGAAGTGGGTAATGTAAGTGCTAATATCATCACAGAGTTAGATACAAGCATTGCTTATGTGGAGTCCACATTTAACCTTGAAGCAACAGTGTTAGGTCATGAGAAAGAGAGTCTTGACAGCATTAAACAAAATGCACCTGCAAGTTTCCGAACCAGAGACCGATTAGTCACCTTTGAGGACTATGAAGACCTTTTAAGGATTAACTTTTATGACCTACTGTGTGTGAAAGCTATGAGAAAAGATGAGGTGAATAATCCGAGAAATGTTGACCTCTTCTATATGCTTAGAAATGGTTATAGCATGACAGATAAGCTAGTGTCAGACATAATGTCATACATTGGTGCAAGATGTATTGCAGGTATCTCACATGAGTTACATTCTTATGTTCCACAGCCTGTAAATATTTCGGCTAAAATGTTTGTTGACCCAGACTATGACAAAGATGAGTTAGTGGCAAATGCAACAGCTTATTTAGAGGGTGTGACATTCCACTATGGTGAGTTACAGTTTGGAGACACACTTACAAAGTCTGATATTGAGAATGAGATTAAGAACACCTTTGATGGTATCTTGTCATTCCGTATCAACACACCAACAGAGGATATTATTAGACCTAGTGCAGAAGAAAATGTGCTTACCTTAGGTACTGTAACAATTACTGCTGAATACTTATAAGAAAGGAGTGATGAGTCATGGCAAATACATTAAATGACAAAGATTTTGGGTTGAAAATGTATAACAGATTTCCACCGAAATATAGGGAAGATGACGTAAGCCAGAAATATGCACTCAAGAGATACTTAGAAGCATTAGCAGACGGAGGTTTTAGTCCTACTATCACTGACATAAATGGTATCACTACTTTAATTGACGCAGAAAGGGTGGACTCCAAAGTCCTACCCATTCTCTTGCGTCAGTTTGGCTTTGAGACGTTTAATGGTATTCCAGAGAACTACTTAAGATACCTGTTACCAAAGTTAGGTGAAGCGTGGTCAAAGAAAGGCTCATTAGATGTTGTAGAGTTTATTACCTCTGCACTGTCTGGTGTTAAAGTAACCACTAACACCACTATTGATGAAGATGGATTTACACCTATCATTGAA